CTACCGGATGGGGCTGCATCTGGCCTTGTGCCAGGGGCCCGTCGATGCCGTGCAGGAAATCCAGATGGGCGACCGTACCGCGTGGGGTGATGCCGACCGCGCGCCGCTGTCCACCGGCCACGGGCTGACCAGCCTGAGCATCAACAAGCCAACCCTGTTTGGCGGCGACGAGCGCGAAGGCGGCGTGGTCGGCACCATCGATGTGCTTTCTGGTCATGCCGGGCAAGGACGCAACGACTATCTGATGAGTCGCCTCGGCAGTTCCATTCCGGCATTTCGGGGCGTGTTGTCCTTGGTGGCGCGCAAGATCCTGTTCGCAGCCAACAACCCGTACATCAAGCCGTGGGCGGTACGGGTGCGTCGCTTCAATTCCGGTTGGCATGATCACGCGTGGATGGGGGATTCCGAAGTCCGCACCTGGGATGAGGACGAAGGCCGGGAAATCAGCGTCGGCATGAACCCGGCGCACATCCTGGTGCAGTGCCTCACCGACCCGCACTGGGGCATGGGCTACCCGCAGGACAGCATCGGTTGGAGTTTCTGGAATGCGGCGTGGGCCCTGTCGGATGAAGGCTTCGGCCTGAATCTGATCTGGACGCGCCAGCAGCCCATCGAGAGCTTCATCAGTCAGGTCATCGACCACATCGGCGGCATTCTCTACACCGATCCGGAGCAAGGCACCTTCGAGCTGAAGCTGCTGCGCGACGACTACTGGGTCAGCGACCTGCCGCAACTGGGGCCGGACGAGATCGTGCGGCTGGAGCGTTTCGAGCGCGCGCAGTGGGGTGAGCTGCCCAACGAGCTGACCGTGGTCTACGCCGACTGGCAAACCGGCGGCGACACCACCGTCACTGTGGAAAACCTTGCCGCGATTCAGTTGCAAGGCGGCGTGATCAATCAGCGCCGAGACTACCCGGGCGTCAACTACGGGCCACTGGCCGCGCGGCTGGCCTTGCGTGACCTGCGTGCCTTGGGTTCGCCCCTGGCCCGGATGAGTCTGACGGTGGCACGCGACACCCTGGAACGTGCGCCGCTGCCGGGCGATGTATTTCTGCTGAACTGGCCACGCTTGGGTGTGGATCAGATGGTGGTGCGCGTCACTGGCGTCGACACCGGCACCTTGGGAGCGGCAGAGTGGCGCATCGAAGCCATGGAAGATGTGTTCGGGATGAGCAACACCGTGCTGTCGCCCCCGCCACCGCACGTCGAGGAGCCGACCATCGAACCTTTGCCGCCCGCCTTGGTGCTGGCCGTCGAGGTGCCGTATTGGGAACTGGCCCGGCGCTTGTCGCGCGCAGATCTGGCCTACCTGACCGATACGGACACCTATCTCGGCGCGCTGGCGGCTGCCGGTGGTACTGGGCAGTTGAATTGGCAACTGGCCACTGGTGCATCCAGCAGCGACCTCTCTGCCGTCGTCGGCGAGGACTACGCGCCGCTGCTCACGCTTGATGCAGCCTTGCCTGCCAGTGAGGCCGATGCCATCGGTGTACCAGTGACAGCCATCAGCCAGCCGGAAAGACTGGCCGAGGGCGACTACGCCTATCTGGTGGCTGCCAGTGGGGCGATTGCCGAGGCCGTTGCCGTCCTGGCCTTCGACGCTGCCAACGCAACCATCGATCTCGCACGCGGCGTACTCGACACAACACCCCAAGCACATGCCTTGGGGACTCGGCTGATCGGTGTCGGCGAGTGGCTGGCGTCGGAAGGTGCGGAGCGCGCCCCGGGCGAATCGGTGTTTGCGGGCGCGATTCCTCGCACGTCGACGGATCAGGGCGATCCTGTGCTGGCCGCCAACGGGCAGCCGATGGTGCTGGCCGGTCGGCAGGCTTTGCCGTATCCACCCGGCCGTATCCGCCTCAATGGCCAAACCGAGCCTGCCGTGGTGGCCGGTGACATCACCGTCGCGTGGGCCCATCGCGACCGCACGCAGCAGACCGCCTACCTCGTGCAGCAAGACGAAGGCGATATCGGGCCTGAACTGGGCGTGACCTACACGCTGCGTATCCGCAATCGCAACGGCGTGCTGGCGCACACCGAAACGGGACTGCTCGGCACTGCCTTTATCTGGACGGCAGCAGTGGCCGCGCTGGATGCCGGTGTGCTGGGCGAGCGCATCACCGTCGAAATCAGTGCCGAGCGCGAGGGTTTGAGCAGCTGGCAGCCGCAGGTGCGGGTCATGGATCGCGCAGGCTACGGCCTGCGCTGGGGACAGTATTGGGGAGGTGTGTGATGGAAGCACGCATTGATGTTCATCTGCTCACCCTGAACGAACCTGCCGAATGGCGGGAGGGCTGTATCGCCAGTCTTGAAGGTGCGCCGATCCAGTTGCATGTTCTACCGGGCATTCCGGGACGCATCGGTGAGGCACGCGCGGCAGGCTATGCGCAAGGCACCTTGCCGCTGGTGTCCTTCGTCGATCCCGACGATCTGTACGGAGCGAGCGCCTTCACACAACTGGCCGATGCATTGGATGCTTGCCCACAAGCGGTGATGGCCTACACCGATGAGGCGCTGACCGACGAGAACGGCCACGACATTGCGGTGCGGCGTCTGGCCTACAGCCGCTGGCAGCACGCGAACAGCGCCAGCCATGTGCACGGCCTGATCGTGATGCGTCGAGCGGCCGTTGAGGCCGTGCTCAAGGAAACCAGCGACATCAACAACTTCGCCGACTGGCTGCTGACCCTGCTCGTGGCCAAGCGCGGCGGGGTGCTGTACCTGCCTGTCGTTGGGCGGCATTGGCGACAGCACCCGCAGCAAAGCCATCGCACCGGCGACCCGGACGCAGTCCGACGCATTCGCCAGACATCGAATCTCTGGAGATAAACCATGTCATCGACCGACCCGAACCTTGGACTCAACTACGGCTGGACGCTCGGCGAGAGCGGCTGGGACACCGGCATGGACGCCAACCTCAAGCGCCTCGGCGCTGTGGTCGGCCTATCCGTGAAAGACCGCGACCTGACCACGCCACCGGCCAGCCCCGCCAACGGCGACCGCTACCTCATTCCTGCCGCTGCCACGGGCGTGTGGGCAGGCAAAGCCAACCAGATCGCGGTGCGCATCGCCGATGCCTGGGAGTACCACGCGCCCAAGATCGGCTGGCTTTGCTACATCGAGGACGAAGCCAAGCTCTCGGCCTACAAGTCCACCGGCTGGAGCGCAGGCCTCGCCATCTGATTTCCCATCTTCGTACCCACCAGAAACCCACCCGCGAGGCGGGTTTCGCATTTCTGGAGACCGCAATGACCGAACCCGAACAACAACAGCCTGCGCTCGTCGAGAACATGCTGCTCTTGCGACGCGAGGACTTCGACGAACTGCTCGACCGCGCCGCTGAACGCGGAGCCGAGCGTGTCCTGACCCACCTTGGCCTGGAAAACGGCCACGCCGCCCGCGACATCCGTGAACTGCGCGACCTGTTGGAAGCCTGGCGCGATGCCCGGCGCACGGCCTGGCAGACCACCGTCAAGGTCATCACCACCGGCATCCTGGCCGCTCTGCTGGTCGGTGCCGCCATCAAGCTCAAACTGATGGGGGGCCCGCAATGATCGAGACCTTGCTCGGTGGTCTCCTCGGCGGGGCCTTCCGTCTCGCGCCAGAACTCCTGAAATGGCTCGACCGCAAAGGTGAGCGTGGCCACGAACTGGCGATGCAGGACAAGGCGCTCGAATTCGAGAAGCTACGCGGTGCTCAGCGCATGGACGAAATCGTCGCAGGTGCCGATGCGGCGTGGAACGTGGGGGCGATAGAAACGCTGCGCGAAGCCGTTCGCACCCAGGGCGAAAAAAGTGTCGTCCGCTGGGCCGATGCTCTGTCGAGCAGCGTCCGTCCAGTCATCACTTACTGGTTCATGGCACTGTACTGCGCCGCCAAGACGGCCGCCTTCGTGGCTGCCATCGAAGGCGGTGCCGACTGGGGCGTCGCCATCGTCCATGCTTGGACCGATGCCGACCAAGCCCTGTGGGCCGGCGTGCTGAACTTCTGGTTCCTCGGACGTGTGTTCGACCGGGTGCGGTCGTGATCGCGGTTCCGCAGGCGGCCATCGATCTGGCCAAGCGTTTCGAGGGCTTTCACCGCGTGCCGAAGAACGAGCCCGGCCGCGCGCATCCCTACGTCTGCCCAGCCGGCTACTGGACCATCGGCTACGGCCACCTCTGCGATCCGAAGCACCCACCGATCACGGAGACCGACGCAGAGCGCTACCTGGCTGCCGACCTCATGACGGCATTGAACGCGACGCTGCGCTACTGCCCGGTGCTGGCCACCGAGCCAGAAAAGCGACTCGCGGCCATCGTCGACTTCACCTTCAACCTCGGCGCGGGGCGACTTCAAACGTCGACGCTGCGGCGGCGGATAAACCAGCGGGACTGGCATAGTGCGGGCCAAGAGCTGCGGCGCTGGGTGTATGGCGGTGGCAAGGTACTGCCGGGGCTTGTCACGCGGCGAGAGGCCGAGGCGACTTGCCTGCTCCGCGCCGCCTGATAGACCGGGTCGCCTCGATCAAATCCCCGGTTGCAGCTCCACACGCACCTCGCGCGATTTGCCGGCCCGTTCCACTGACAAGACCACCACATCGCCGACCTTCCTGTCGTCTAGCCGCGCGAGCAGCTTGGCCACATCGTCCGTCGCCTTGCCATCAACATCGATGATGCGGTCGCCCGGCACGATGCCTTGCGGCGTGACTTCGACACCCGCGAGCCCGGCTTTGTGCGCTGCAGAGCCGGGGGTGACACGCAGCACGAACACGCCCTTGCTTCCGGTCAGTGCAAGCAGGCGCTGATTGAGCTGTTCGTCCACCTCGATACCAAGCGCCGGGCGGATGTATTTGCCGGTCTTGATGAGTTGCGGCACTACCTGCATGACGGTGTCCACCGGCACGGCAAAACCGATCCCGGCCGAGGCGCCAGAGGGACTGTAGATCGCCGTGTTGATGCCGATAAGCCTTCCTGCCGAATCGAGCAGGGGGCCGCCCGAGTTGCCGGGGTTAATGGCGGCGTCGGTCTGAACCAGGTGATCAATGGCCGGGCCGCCCGCTTCTCCCGGTAACGAGCGGTCGAGCGCGGAGACGATGCCGGTGGTGAGCGTCCAGTCCAGGCCAAAGGGGTTGCCGATAGCAAACACCCTCTGTCCCACCTTGAGGTCGGTGCTGGTGCCGACCGGCACGGCAGGCGGGCGTTTGAAGCCGACGCCGATCTTGAGTACGGCGATGTCGTGCGCTGGGCTCGCCCCCACCAGCGCGGCCTGGTAGTCGCGACCGTCGGCAAGCTTGACGGTGGCTTCGGACGCGCCCTGGATGACGTGGAAGTTGGTGACGAC